CGAGGACCGCGAAAACTGGAAGGCGCTCCAGCAATATCTAATCAGCAGCCTCCACACCCCGATCTTTGAAGCCTGGCTAGATGCAGCGGTAGCAGTTGGCACCCTGCCATTGCCTGCATACGAGCAGGAGCGCGAGCGTTACCAGGAGATTAACTGGGTGCCGCGTGGCTGGGAATGGGTTGACCCAGAGAAAGAAGGCAAGGCCTACCGCGATGCAGTGCGCAATGGCTTTATGACCCAGGCCGAAGTGGTGATGACTCGCGGCGGGGACTTCCAAGAGCTGATTACTGCTCGGGCTTCTGAGGTTGAGCAAACCACAGAGCTTGGCTTGGTGTTTGATGTGAACCCTGGCCAAGTGGCAGCAGGCGGAATGGCGCAGCCATCAGATCCAATGGATCCTGGCGGGGCTACTGATCAACAACCAGAAGAAGAAACGAGCGTTGATGATTTAACTGAAGAAGTGGCAGAAGATCAAGGTCCATAGCCTGCAGCTAGACCAGCCGGAATGTGATGGACCTACAGCGCGAACTTGCTGGCAAAGAGCTGACTCGGTTTGAACCGGCTCAGTTTGCTGCGCAGGAAGATGAGCGAACTGTTGAGTTCAGCTTCTCCAGCGAAACACCAGTAAAGCGGTGGTTTGGGAACGAGGTGTTAAGCCACGACTCCAAAGCCGTTGACCTGGCACGGATGCAAGACGGCGCCCCGGTGCTGTTTAACCATGACCCTGACCGCGTGATTGGGGTGGTGGAACGTGCATGGATTGATGGCGAAAAGCGTCGGGCGCGTGCGCTTGTGCGTTTCAGCCGCAATTCATTTGCTGAAGAAGTGCTGGCCGATGTGAGAGACGGAATCCTCCGCAACATCTCCGTTGGCTACTCCATTGACACGGCTGAGGAGCGCGACGACAACATCGTGATTACACGATGGCAGCCGCACGAACTGTCGGTTGTCGCAATCCCTGCAGATCCATCAATCGGGATCGGCAGAAGTCTGACCACTGAGGTCGCGGTTACTGCCGCAACACCACCCGTCCCTTCCCCTACAACCATGGAAGACAACACCCCCAACCTCGAGGAGGTGCGGGCTCTGGCTGCTGCCGAAGAGCGTTCCCGCGTTGCCTCAATCACTGCGCTGTGCCGTGAGCACAACGTAGACCTGTCCCAATCCTTGATCGAATCTGGCGCTTCTAAGGAAGCTGCTATGACTCAAGTACTGGTAGAAATCGGCAAGCGTGCCAAGCAGCCTGCTCAGGTTGCTACCCCTGTTGCACCTGCTGCTCAGCCGATCAGCGGCAACAGCTCCATTGATATGAACCAGCGCGACGCTGGCCGCTACAGCATCACTGCAGGCATCCGCGCCAGCCTTACCGGCGACTGGAGCACCTACGAAGCTGGCCTGGCCCGCGAGATGAGCACTGAAGTTGCAAAGTCGATGGGCCGCAGCCCGTCTGCTGAGCGTGCCTTCTTTGTTCCTTTCTCAGCGCTCACCCGTGCCACCTACGTCACCAGCGGCGCAACCACTGGCGGCAACCTGGTGGCTACCGATCTGCTTGATCAGGACTTCATTGAATTCCTGCGCAACCGCTCGGTAATGATCGCTGCAGGTGTCAGCGTGATGACCGGGCTGCAAGGCAACGTGGCGATCCCCCGCCGCTCTGGCGTGTCTTCGACCTACTACCTGAGCACCCAGTCCACTGCAATCACCCAGTCGGAGAGCACCTTTGACCAGGTGACAATGACTCCGAAGAACCTGGCTGCCCTCTCCAAGTACAGCCGCCAGACCCTGCTGCAAGCCACCCCTGGCATTGAGCAGCTGGTGCGCAACGACCTCGTTGATGGCATCAACGTGGCAATGGACCTTGGCATCCTGAACGGCACTGGCTCCAGCGGCCAGCCCACCGGCATCATGGGCACATCAGGCATCGGCTCGGTTGCCATCGGCGCCAACGGCGGCGCCATCACGATGGAAACCCTGGTCAACCTGGAAACAGAGCTGACCATCGACAACGTGCCGGTTGATCGCTCTTCGATCAACTACATCACCAACGCCAAGGTGATGGGCGCACTGAAGAAGCTCCGAGCTGGTGGCTCCACCACCACTGACGGTCCCTTCCTGGTGAACGACAACCTGGTTGCTATTGGCCGTGGCGGTACGCCGTCTGTGATCAATGGTTACCCCGTCTATGTCACCAACCAGGTGCCTAGCAACCTGACCAAGGGCTCCAGCTCTGGCGTGTGCTCGGCGGTGCTGATTGGCGACTTCAGCCAGGCCACAGTCGGCATGTGGGGCAATGGCCTCGAGATCACCGTGGGCGAAGACCAGGACGACTTCTCCAAGGCGCTGACCAGCGTTCGCGGAATCGTTAGCTACGACGTGGGAGTGCGGGAGCCTAAGGCCTTCGCAACTGTCCTAGACGTAACCACTGCCTGATCAGATCCCTAACTGATACCGGGGCGGCAATGCCGCCCCTTTCCAGCATGAAGGTTTTTACGTTACGCGGCACCGTTGCTAGTGGAGTGGCGCTCGAGGCCGGGAATGTTTATGAAGTGAGCGATGAAGACGCCCAGATCCTGGTGCGCCTTGGCCGGGTCACTACTGAACTACCTGCACCTAAGCCGGTGCGCAAGGCAAAGGAGGCCTGATGGCATTCACCGAAGACCTTAGCGTTTTCCTGAATGACTTCGGCGTGAGCGTAACTGCTGGCGCCGTTTCTGGTTCTGGCTTGCTTGATATGCCAGGCGAATTGGTTCTTGATGGGATGGTGATCTCAACGGATTACACCCTGCGGTGTGAGGCATCAAAGTTTGGCGGCTTAATTTACGGCGCAGCAATGACCGTGGATGGAGTCAACTACCAGGTGCGTGACAACCGCCTGATAGAAGATGGCAAGTTCTGCAATATCACGCTGCTGAAGGTGGCAGCAGATTCCAGCGCTGCTGGCCAAGATCCACGCACCTTTAACTTGGCTGATCTCACAGACGTGAACGTGACCGACGCAGCCCAAGGCGATGTGCTGATCAACGACGGAACCAACTGGGTGAACACAGCTAGGGTGGATGGTGGTGGGGCTTGATCAATGGCAACAACGCGACAGCGGATCCAGCTACGCCGAGACACAGCAACAGCATGGACGGCTGCCAATCCTGTGCTGCTTGCAGGTGAGCTTGGCTTTGAAAGCAATACTGGCAAGCTGAAGGTTGGTAATGGCTCAAGCGCTTGGACCGCTCTGGCCTACGTCAACAGCGGCACTGTATTTGACGGCACTCTAAACTCTCTTGCAGATGTGAACTCAGCTCCTGCAGTTGAAGGTTCACTCTTGGTGTATGTGGCGGGAGCATGGGTTGCAGGCCCTACCGTGACAACTCTTGAAATTGCCAATGGGGGAAATTTTTAGAGCTGATCCATAGCCTTTAGGCAAGACCTAGGCAATGGCATGGCCAACACCCTAAGAATTAAGCGTCGCGTCAGCGGTGCTGCTGGGGCTCCTAGCGGCCTAAAAAACGCCGAGCTGGCGTTTAATGAGGTTGATGGCATCCTGTACTACGGCAAGGGCGCCGACGGCAACGGTGACGCCACCACGATCCCCGCCATTGCAGGCGATGGTGCGTTTGTCAGCCTGACTGGCAACCAAACAATTAGCGGCACCAAGACGGTTACGGGCACACTGGCGCTCGGTTCCGCCACGCTGAGCGGCAATGCCACCTTTAGCAACAACCTGACGATCACTGGCGATCTAACGGTTAACGGCACGACCACCACTATTAACAGCACGACCGTTTCAACGGACGACAAAAACATCGTCCTAGCTGATACGGCGTCGCCGTCAGATGCCACTAGCGACGGTGGAGGCATCACGCTTCGCGGCACCACTGACAAAACATTCAGCTGGATTGACGCCACCGATGCGTGGACTTCCAGCGAGCACGTCAACCTTGCCAGCGGTAAGGCGTTCTACATCAACGGCGCCTCGGTGCTTAGCGGCTCCACGCTTGGCTCGGGTGTTACCGGCTCCAGCCTGACCAGCGTTGGCACCATCGGCACCGGCACCTGGCAGGGCACAACGCTTGCCACCGGCTACGGCGGAACGGGCTTTGCGGGGGGTTACGCGGCAGGCGAGATCCTGATTGGCACTACTGGGGGCGGCCTGACTAAAGCAACCCTTACTGCAGGAACGGGTGTTTCAATCACCAATGCCAGCGGCAGCATCACAATCAATTCCACCGGCACCTCTTACACCGCCGGTAATGGTCTGGATCTCAGCGGTGGCAATGAGTTCAGCCTTGACCTGAAGGCCAACGGCGGTCTGGTTATTGAATCCACCGAGCTGGCGCTGGACCTGAGCGCTTCTGCTATCACCGGCACCTTGGCGGTAGGCGACGGCGGCACAGGCGCAACAACCATCACCGGACTTGTGAAGGGCAACGGCACCTCGGCATTTACTGCAGCGGTGGATGGCACAGATTATCTAAGCCCCAGTGCCACCATTGACGGAGGCACGTTCTAAAAAAACTCCACTTTCATTCCCGCCTTTATAGGCACACACAGGGAGCCACATGGCAAACACGATCAAAATCAAGCGCAGCGCAGTTCCATCCAAGGTGCCAGCAACTGGTGACTTGGACCTAGGCGAGCTGGCGCTCAACACTTACGACGGCAAGCTCTACACCAAGAAAGACAACGGCACGGCCACCATCGTTGAAATCGGGGCCGGTGGAGGAGGAGGAGGCGGCGGCGTTACTGATGGCGACAAGGGCGACATCACGGTGTCGGCAAGCGGCGCAACGTGGACTGTTGACAACGACGCCATCACCTACGCCAAAATCCAGAATGTCTCAGCTACCGACAAACTGCTGGGACGTAGCACTGCAGGTGCTGGTGACGTGGAGGAAGTCACCTGTACGGCTGCTGGGCGCAATCTGCTCGATGACGCTGACGCAACAGCGCAACGCACCACGTTGGGCCTGGGCACTATCGCAACAGTTACAGCCCCTGCTGGCACTGTGGTGGGCACAACTGATACCCAGACACTAACCAACAAAACTCTCACCGACCCAGCGATTGTTGGCACAATTCTTGAGGACATTTTCACGATTACCGATGGCGCTGCTTTTGAGGTAGACCCCGGTAACGGATCAATTCAACTCATTACTCTTACTGCTAGCCGCACCCCTAAGGCCACCAACTTTGTTGCTGGTGAGAGCGTTACACTGATGATTGATGATGGTACTGCATACACTTTGACCTGGACCGACACGACATGGGGCACCAGTGGCGTAAAATGGATTGGAGGCACTGCCCCAACACTTGCAACCACGGGTTATACAGTCATTGAGTTTTGGAAAGTAGCCACACAGGTTTATGGCGCACGGGTAGGTAGCGCCTGATGAATAACCATGGGCTACGAAGAACAGGCGCTGCGGCGGCAACGGCCTCGGTAAAAGATATTGCGATAGCACATTCCGCAGCCCCCTACATCGCGGCCTACCGCTGGAGTAGCGGTGGTTTTGGTACTAAATACGCTGATCCAATTACTTATCCCACTGGTAATGGTATCGGTGCTGCATTTTCGCCATCCGGCACTGCTATTGCAGTGGCACACGCTACAACCCCTTTTGTCAGCGTCTATCCTTGGAGTAGCAGTGGCTTTGGCACTAAATATGCAAACCCAGCTACTTTACCCGGTACTACTCAAGGCAACAGTGTTGCATTTTCACCGGCTGGTGATGCTATCGCAGTAGCTCATAACGCAACCCCTTTTGTCAGCGTCTATCCTTGGAGTAGCAGTGGCTTTGGCACTAAATATGCAAACCCAGCTACTTTGCCAGCTGGTAATGGTTTTGGTGTTTCATTTTCACCATCCGGCACTGATATTGCAGTGGCACACTCTACAACCCCCTTTATCAGCGCCTACCCCTGGACTGGTAGTACTTTTGGTACTAAATATGCAAACCCGGCTACCTTACCAGCTGGCAATGCCACAAGTGTTGCATTTTCACCATCTGGCACCGATATTGCAGTAGCGCATAACACAACCCCTTTTGTCAGCGTATATCCATGGTCTGCAGGTTTCGGCACTAGATATGCAAACCCAGCTACTTTGCCAGCTGGCACCGGCCAAAGTGTTTCATTTTCACCGGCTGGTGATGCTATCGCAGTGGCACATACCACAACCCCCCGTATTAGCGCCTACCCGTGGAGTGGTAGTGGTTTTGGTACTAAATACGCTAACCCAACCACTGTGCCATCTGACACTGGCAGGGCCATTTCCTTCGCCTCCTACTAATTCCCATCATGACACGCACTGAAATTCTCCAATCCGCTCTAACCGCCCGTGATCAGGAGATCATGGAATACCAGATCAACATCGACAACTACAGCCGCGCCATCGCCAAGATCAACGCGGAGTACGCAGGCAATCCCGCCATGCAGCAGTTCCGCGACCAACTGCAGGCCAACCTTGACAGCTCCATCACAGAGCAACTCAAGGCGCAAATCATCCGTGATGTAGTCGCGGATCAACTACAAGAGATAGAGGTTGTCTGATGTTCTACGCCCTGCTTAATGACGACGGCACCCTCGACCGTTACCCGTACTCGATCACCGATTTACGTCGCGCTCACCCCGGCACCAGTTGGCCCGAGCAGGTGACCAATGAGCTTGCCGCCAGTTTCAACGTAGTGCCCGTAGCCCCCGCCAACAACAATCTGCCCGACGACCCCCTGGCTAACCATGAACGCACTGCCGAGCAGCAAAACGACGGCACATGGCTAGAGGTGTGGGTAACAACTCCAGCTTCACCCAAAGAGATTGCCCAGCGCACCGAGTCACAGTCCGCTGCCATCCGCGATGAGCGTAACCAGCGCCTTGCGTCGTGCGACTGGACCCAACTGTCTGATGCCCCAGTTGATGCGGCTGAATGGGCAACCTACCGGCAGGCACTGCGGGACATCACCGAGCAGGGCGGCTTCCCGTGGGATGTGGAGTGGCCTTCGGAGCCTGGCACTGTGCTGATCCGCGCCCGCAACGCAGACGGCCAGTTCATCGCTGACGACCCCGCCACTCCAGATACTGATGAGGCGTGGGTGACACCATGACAACCAAACGCGAATCAATCCTGGCCGCTATCACCGCAACGCTGGCAGGCACTACTGGGGTAAGCACCAGGATCTACCGCAGCAGGGTGGAAGCGTTCGCCCGTAATGAAGCTCCGGCGCTAGTGATCGAGCCTGGCACTGATTCAGCAGCAGAGGAGCTAGTGAGCACCTGCAAGATTGACTGGCGGCTGCCGGTGCTGATTGCGGTTTATACCCGTGGCGCCATCCCCGATCAACTGGCTGATCCAATCATCATCAGCATCCACAGCAAACTGATGGCTGATCGCACCCTTGGTGGCCTGGTGATGGACATCTGGCCTGGCACTGTGGATCCACAAATGGAGAAAGCAGACCAGCCCGCGCTCTGGACCGTCTGCACCTACAACGTCAGGTATCGCACCAGCGTGACGGATCTGGCCAGCTGATTGCTCTCCATAGCCTGATCTTGGCGTTAGCACCTGTTGATTGTGGCGAAGGACCTTCCCCCTCTCCCATCAGCTGGTGGCTCATATCTGTTGGATCCTAAAAAGAACCAGTGGGTATTGATCGAAGAAGCGCCAGCAGATCTGCCTATCCCTGAGAGCACCAATGGCACTGACACGCAAGCGCCTGCTGCTGGCCAAGATTGAATCGGCCTACGGCACTGACCCCACGCCCGCTGGCACCGATGCAGTGCTGGTGTCCAGTCTCGAGGTACAGCCGCTCCAGCTAGAGCTGAAAAATCGTGAGCTGATCATTGCCTCTTTGGGCAATACCGAGATGGTGGTGGGCCAGCGACTCGTCAGCGTCTCCTTTGATGTCGAGATTGCTGGATCTGGTACTGCGGGCACAGCGCCCAAATGGTCAGCATTAATCCAGGCCGCCGGGTTCAGCGAAACAATCGTTGCCGCCACCAGCGTCACCTACGCACCAATCAGCAGCGCCTTCAAAGGCGTGACGCTGTATTACTTCGCTGATGGTGTGCGCCATAAGGTCACCGGCTGCCGGGGAACCTTGAGCATGGGCCTCGAAACTGGCGAGATCCCCAAGATCAGCTTTGAGTTCACTGGGCTCTACAACGCACCAACCGACGAAACCCAGCCTGCGTTGACCTTCAGCAATCAAGCTGATCCAGTGGTGGTGAACAGCGCCAACACCACACCGCTGCAGGTGCATGGCTACGCAGCTTGCATGTCGAGCTTCAGCCTTGAGCTGGCCAACGAAACCCCGTTCCGTCAGCTAGCTGGCTGCACCCAGCAAATCATGATTACGGACCGCAAGCCAGAGGGCGAAGTGGTGATCGAGGCCCCCGCTATTGCTAGCAAGGACTACTTCACAGCTGCCAGCGGGCAGACATCAGGCCAGTTCAGTTGGAAGCATGGCCAAACCGCAGGCAATATCGTGACATTTACGGCGCCAACCTGCAATCTGGGCTCTCCAGAATATGAGGACAGCAACGGCATCATCATGTTGAAGCTGCCCTTCATGCCTCAGCCCACGGGCGCGGGCAACGATGAATTCACTCTTGCATTGACCTGATTTATGGGCTTCATCCTCGAGCAGACGCCTACTTTCTCCTGGCCGATCACAATCCGCGAAACCCAGGACGGTGGCCGTTACCGCACCCATACGTTTGAGGCAGTCTTTAAGCGGCTGCCCCAGAGCCGCATGGATGAGATCACGTTGGAGTATCAGCGGATCAAGAGCTATGCGGCGCGGGATGAGGTGATCAGCGAGCTGCCTACCAGGGCAATTGCCAGCGAGATCGTTGTGGGCTGGAGTGGCATCTTTGAGCCAGACAACACCACAGCAGTGCCTTACAGCGAGGATGGCAAGGCCAAGCTGCTGGAGATCTCCACAGTGGCTGATGTCCTGGTGACCACCTACATCGAGAGCACCGAGAAGGCAAAAGCAAAAAACTGACCGGCGCTGTGGGGCATCTGCTCCATGGCGATGGCAGCGCCAACAATGAACTGCTAGCGGATGCAGCTGCTGCTGGTATCACCCTGCCAGAAAGCCTAACCAAACCCAAGGACTGCATCATCTGGGCAGAGCACTGGCCAGCAGTGGAGCTGTTTATCAGGTGCGTGACGCAATGGCGTTCTGCAGCTAGTGGCGTGATGGGGTTGGATTATGGCGTGGTGTTGCAGATGGCTAGCCTGTATCAGATCCAGGATCTGACCCGCGTGATGGAAGATCTGCAGATCATGGAACTGCACGCCAGGGACCTGATCAACAAAGCGGCTGCTAAGGAGGCCAAGTAATGGCATCAATGCAGGCGCTGCTAAAAATCAAGGCAGACGTAGAAGGTGAGGGCAAAGTCAACGCCCTGGGCCGTGCTATCGGCGGGTTGAGCGGGACTGCTGGCAAGGTATCTGGTGGACTCAAGGGCTTGGCTGGTGCTGCTGGTGGGTTGAGTGGCGCTCTTGGATCCTTGGTGCCACTTGCTACGGGCGCTGGCCTGGCTGCAATGGCTAAAGGCGCCATTGATGCAGCAGACAATATGTTCGACCTGTCGCAGAAGACAGGCGTAAGCGTTGAGAGCCTTAGCAAGTTTCAGCAGGCAGCAAACGCCAGCGGCACCAGCATCGAGGGTGTTGGTGCGGCAATGATCAAGCTGAACAAAGGCCTGGCGGCTGGTAGTGGCCCCGCTGCTGACGCGTTAAAGGCATTGGGACTGAGCGCAACAGATGCCAGCGGCAAGCTGAAGAGCACTGACAAGGTGATGCTCGAGGTGGCAGATAAGTTCAAGTCGATGCCAGATGGTGCGCAGAAAACAGCGTTGGCAATGAAGCTATTTGGCAAGGCTGGCGCGGACATGATCCCGCTGCTTAATGGTGGGCGTAAGTCGATTGAGGATTTAACCGCCACGATGTCAACCAAGTTTGCTCAGGGTGCTGACAAGCTCAACGACAAACTTGCCGCTCTCCAGAGCAAGCTGCTGGGGCTTGGCGTTCAGATCGGCACTGCATTGATGCCACTGCTGAATGGAATTGCAGATGCAGTGACTGCCGCCGCAAATGCCTTTTCAGCGTTGCCAGGACCAGTCCAAGCCATTGTTGGCGGTGTGGTGGCTTTAGCTGCGGCGTTTGTGGTGTTGGCCCCTGCCATCTCTGCAGTGATTTCTATTGCTGGGGCATTAGCTGGGATTGGACTTGGCGCCACGATTGCTGGCTGGCTTGGTGCTGTAGGCCCCGCCATTGCTGGCATGACTGTTGCATTCTCTGGCCTGCTGGCTTGGCTGACTGGCACGCTGATACCAGGACTGCTGGCAATCTTCTCTGGCCCTGTCGGCTGGACCGTGCTGGCCGTTGCAGCGGTGGTGGCGATGGTGGTGCTGTTCCGTGAGCCGATCCTTAAATTCTTCACCTGGCTAGGTGGCGTATTTCAAACAGCACTCAGCGGCCTGATCAACCTGTTCCAACAGATCTATGTGCAGCCATGGATCAACCTATGGAATAACGTCCTGCGCGGTCCAGTCACTGCCATGTGGGAGTGGCTGAAAGGCGTTGTTGAATTCGGCCTCAAAGCTGCCTACGCAGTGGCCTATCAAGTGTGGGTGCAACCGTGGATGACGCTCTGGAATGTCCTGTTTCGCGCGCCTGTAACTGCTGCGATTCAATGGGTGCAAAATGCCTGGACTGGCATTACCAGATTCTTTGAGGCAAATGTAACCACGCCAATCGCTAACGCATGGAGGGCAATGCTTGAGTTCCTGCCTAGTGCAATGAGTACGATTGGGAACCAAGTGCAAAGCATATTTATTGGCATAGTCAACACAGTTAAATTTGCACTGAGCAATGTGCTTCTTTATATTGCCAACGCAATCAACTCCGTAGGCAGAAATGTCAACAGGCTGATTTCCGGTTTCAACAGCCTGCCCGGCCCCAACATTCCGTATGTCCCAATCCTAAACGTTCCAGCGTTTGCCAAAGGTGGCGTCGTATCTGGCCCAACCCTGGCAATGGTTGGCGAGGCTGGGCCCGAGTACATCGTGCCAGAGCGCAAGGCTGCTGCCTTTGCCATGAACTATCTAAATGGTGCTCGAGGAGCAGCTGCAATCCCTGC